GAGATTTGTAGCAATATCTGCCACGCCTCTTCCGTATCCAGCAGCAGCGGAGTCATAAGCATTCATCATGCCGGGGCTTCCGGTTCTGCCGGACATCCCGAATCTTGAGCTTAGGCCAGGAATTGTCTGCGTTGTGAACTGCTCATTCGCTGCGCGACTGGCAGCCGTCACCATGTCCGCAAGATAGGGGTTTTGAGCGGCAGTTAGATAATTACCGCCGATTGCGGCCCGAGCATATTCTTCTGCCGGGTTCAGAATGTTGGGATTATTTGCAAGGTCCGTAATGTTTTGAATCTGAGAGCTGACGCCAGCGCCCATCGGGCTTACGGTCGAAGTGCTTCCGGTTGTTGGGTCGGTATACCACTGAAGCCCTCGGCCCTCGTATCCACCACCCGCAGCAGGTTGCAGAAACTGATTCTGCGCAGCCTGAAACCCAGCAGTAAGGTACGGCTGTTGCGCGGCCCATGGGGCAGTTGTGCCGGTGGTTGTAATGACATCAGCCATTGCGTCTAGCTCCTGCAATCTGAACGGTTATCCCGCGTTTTTTCTTTTTGGGCGTCTTAGGGTATTTTGCTTGAAAACCACCCATTTTGCCCCCATAAATTCCTGAACCGGTTGCCTCTCCGAGGCCGCCTGGCGTTCCCCCGGAAAACATAGAAAGGTCTGGGAGTTCAAAATCAAACGGATTTCTAGCGTCCGGCTGCACCGCTTGATCAACAATCGGGGCGGTATCCGTAAGCAGGCCAACCCCAGCCCCAACCCCTAGACCATCTCCGGTCCCCGTGCCGTCTCCGGTCCCAAGACCCGTGCCGTCTCCAGGCCCAGTCCCCGTCCCAAGGCCTGTCCCGCCATCCAATCCAGTTCCCGAACCTGTTCCTCCGCCAAGGTCGGTCCCGCCCCCGGTGCCAGGAGTAACGAAGTCTTGCATGGCTCCGGTGCCATTAAAGCCCCATCCGCTAGACGCTCCCCCGCCAAGCCCAGCAAGGCCGACCCCTGCGGCTCCAAGACCAGCTCCGGCAAGAATGGCGTTGACCCAATCCTCTGAGCCGAATTGCGGAGACTCGGGAGAATCGGTTGGCGGCTGGGTCTGCGTTGAAGGCTGCCCAGTTGAAGGTTGCCCAGTTGAAGGGATGGGCGTATTGGCATAGACAGCATCCCAATAAGCAGGGGAGCCGAACTCTAGCCCGGTAGTGCCTCCGGTGGTTCCTCCGGCTGTTCCGGTAGCACCCGCGCCGGTAGTTCCGGTAGTTCCTCCGGCAAAACTTCCTGTCGCGCTTTCTGTAACGGATGGGTCTAGCAGCCCTGTTCCGGTGGTTGTTCCGGTTGTTCCGGTTGTTCCGGTTGTTCCGGTTGTTCCGGTTGTTGTTCCGGTTGTTGCCGAATCTAATAACCCCGTAGCCGCGCCTGCGCCGGCGCCTGCAACAGTTCCGGCTCCGCCTTCTGCGGCAGTCCCGGCTGCGCCTGACTCAGAACTTGAGCTTCCCGTTGTACTTGACTGGGTTGGCTGCCCGTTTACTAAGTCTGGAGGGACATCGTTTCTAAACCCTATAACCTCAACAGTTCCATCTGGAAGAGTAACGCCATACGACTGAAGATTTCCGTTTTCTCCAATGTGAAGGCTGGCATTGCTAGGAATCCCAAGCCTTGCAAGGGTTGATAACAGAAAACCGTAATTGCCAGTCTCTCCGGGGGCTGTTGCCGTGACCAAAACGACCGCATCAGCAATGTTTGAAGGAAGGTCCGTAGACGCTACCGTCGGACCGCCAAGGTTAAGGCCGGGCGTTGGAGTATTAGCAGCCAGAGAGCCGGGGCCTACTTGAGCAGCAGAGCCCATGTCGTCCAGAAGGAGGCCGCCAACCCCACCGCCAACAGCGCCAGCGCCAACGTCAAAAGCGCCACCTAAAGCCTCAAGCGGGTTGCGGATAAATTCGCCAACGCCTCCAGCGTAATCGATGGCAGAGCCAACAGCAGAGCCTAGGCCTCCAGTAATAGCGCCCTGAACTCCGCCAGTAGCGCCACCAATGCCAGCGGCGGCTAGCGCAGAGGCGATATTGCCTATGGCCACGCTGCTTGTAAGGCCGCTTACGATTGCGCCAATGCCTCCCGTTAGAAGCGAGGTTGCGCCAGAAATTATAAGATTTCCTATAAAGGAATCAGTAATCCCGCGCTTCGGGAGGTCCATCTTTGTGGCTTCTTGCCGAAACCAATGGTCTGCGTCGGTAAGAAACTCTAGAGCCTGCTCCGGCGTTCCTTTTTCCCACGCCCCTGAAGCATCTTTTTTAGGTTTGTACTCTTCCCAGACAGGGCCTCGATTTGCCGAAAAATGGTCGTATAGCTTTTGCAGGACAAGCGGGTCGTTCGGGTCAAAGCCAGCCGCCCACAAGCCAGCGCCGGGGGTTTTGTAATCTCCGGGGTTTTCGTTTGTCTTTCCGAGTCCAGAGTTAAAAAGAACTCCACCCGGACCAGCCTTACCTTCAGGTGGCGCGTAACCCTCTGTCGAGGCGTTATAGTAAAGCGGAGTGAATCGCCCGCGAACGTCTCTGACGATTCTGTTTTTTTCTTCTAGGTTTGCAGCAGCGTCGCTTGATGAGCCAAACCCCAAAACCGGGTAGATATCAAGCATCCCAGAAGGAGACTGAACAGACGTCGGGTAATCACCAAAGCCGACGCCTCTGTCGTAATACCCTAGGATGTCGTAAGTGTTTATTGGGTTTGTTCCACCCGTCATCACTTGAGGGATGCTTCCCCCGTAAGACAGCTGGTTCATCATCCGATTCTGCCAATCAAGGCCGTAATCAGTTGTCGGCAGTCGTTGGAGCTGGGTCGTCCTAGCTAAGTTTTCGTATGCTTGCCGGGCCGCTTGGCGCTCTTGCGCAAGCCGCTCTTGCTCCGCCCTGTTAGCAATCTGAAAAGCCTCGTTTCTTCGCTGCTCTTCAATTCTTTGAGCGGCCAAATCTTCAGTGGCTCGCCCGCCGCGCGATAGATTCAAAAGCTGCTGAGTGCCTGCGTTCATTGCCATGGTTAACGCACTTTCTGGACGATGCCGTAAGCGGTGAAATTAAGATGGTTTGCAGAAGAAGTAGCAACGCCTAGCGAGCCGTTCTTCTGAACAGTAATACCAGAGCCCTGACTGGCGGCCTCAATAATGTCCGTCGCGTGCCCTGAAAGCGTCTTGTTAAACACTAGAGCATTTGCCGTGGCGTAAGTCGTCCCCGTGTCGTTGTGGTAGAGGTAATAACTCACGTTGTTGTTGGTGACGTTGCAGATGTTTATCCGCGTGATTTCAGTAGTCGCAAGCGCAGTAAACAACGTTTGGGCAGTAGTCGTCGCAGGCATTACCTGCCCCAACTTACCGCCGAACAGTTCCGACCTATCGCTGACCATTTATCTTTGCCCTCAGGTCTACACCAAAAGCCTTCTCAAATCCGCCAGCAATAGTCACCCGGACCCTGTGGAAACGGGCGCTTCTGCGGATATCGAAAGCCCCATCGTTGTTCATCGAGACAGAAGGGTCGTAAGAAACATCGTCCCGCTGATTCGCTCGATAGCCATGCTCCACCGTAATCGTGGAAGTAGGTCCTTCGATGATTGGGCGGGTTTGGTCAACGTAAGCAATCCTTCCTGGTTGAGCGTCGAACTCTTTGGACTCCAAAACCGCCGTGAGGGGCGCCCCCTCAAACACGCCGGAATTGTTGGAAGAATTGAACCCCGCAATGTTAATTCGGCCAGGGGCCCACACGGGGTCATCCAGAGAAGCAGTAAGCGCGTCAAGGCTAGTTGTAATCGCATCCAGCCCTTCTAGCGTGTATCCCGAAGCCACATAGGCGTGCAGGGCGTTCGTCTCAAGCTCAACCACTGAGAAAGTCCCAGAGGGCCAGTGGTAAACCAGAATCTTGTTGGGCTGCGGAACTTGAGCCCCAGCCCCAACATAAGACCAAAGAACAAGCGAACGCGTTAAATCTGCCGCGCTACTCATGCGATAGTAGTAGTTAGGGTCGGCGTCTTGAAAAAACCACCTGGCTACCTTCCCTGAGCCAAGATTCTGCGACCGCTCTCCATCAAAGATGTAAATGTCATCGCTGGAGATGTAGAACATGACGTTCCCGGCGTCACACACGGAGCCAAAGGAAACCGCGCCGCGCTTACGCTCTGACGGATAAAACCCGAAGGTTGTCGGAGGTCCTTCGCGCTCCATCCGGACAATGCCGCGCTCAAAGAATACGCTTCCCCGGTCTCCGCCAATGATGCGGACAATGGAACCGTAATTCCCCGCAATCTGCTGGTAGTCTGATTGCGTCGTTGGGCTCGGCGTCCATGCAGTTTCATCCCCAAACCCAGACCATCGGACGGTTGTATCCGAATCGTCCGTATTTGCCAGAACTACGAAATCACCCACCACCGCAATGGACGTAGCCTTGGTCGGGCTTCCAGTAAGATTGCTGAAGCTGGTCCCGCCCATCGTGATAATCTGGACTTCATCAACGCTGTTTGTCGCGATGACCTTATCGCCGAACTTGGCAAAGTCCCAGACAGTCTGAGCGCCTGACGTGTATGCGCCCGAGGTTCTGGATATATCAGACCAGCCAGTCCCAGAAAGGCTGTAGAGCTTTGTTGCGTCGCCCGCGTAGGTATATTCGTTCCCTGCGGTATCTGTGACGCTGATTGCCCCGCGAGCGTAAGCGCTTAGGGATGTGTTAGAGGTTGTCTGAAGTCCATAGAAAGGCAGGAACAAGTCCCCATTGGGAACCACGTTCTTGGCCGTGAGGGAGCCGGGGCTAGCCAGACTTCTTTCGTCTGGCAGCCAAGCCCCGAAAGGAAGTCTCTGCGAGGGCATTAGGCGGCCACCGCCTTGATGACTGCAAAGTTAAACACCGGCTGCTCTGTCGTCGTGCCTCCGGTTGTAGCAAATGAGATACGGAACGAACCCGCAGCCACCGCCGTGACTTCAAGCATGTACAGGTCCGTCCCACTCTTCTGGCTGAGGATTACTACGTCAGTCGCAGCCACCGTGCTGTTGGTTACGGTAAAGCTCTGCCAAGTCGCAGTCCCTGCTGCAGAGACCAGCGTAATCGCGCCGTTCGTCTTGTTCAGCGTGACGTCGTTCGTTCTGCTGGTGGCTTGGGTAACCGCTCCGCCAGTCCCTGTACCGTAACCAAGTCCGGCAGTGTCCTTGGTCATCGTGAATCCAGTATCGGCAACTCGACAGACTTCGGCAGCCGTTGCCGCGTTGGCTGCAGCGCCGAATCGAATCGTGCCGCCCCCTGCTGTACCAACAGCAGAGCCTAGGATGTAAGCGCCAACCGTGGCGTTGTCGAGGTCTGGGCTGTAAAACTCAATTTTGCCCATCGGCTGATTGGCGGCGGTTGTGGTATCCGCATCTGTAAACCGAATGACGTTTGACGCGGAATCTCCAACAAGTCCGGTGTTATTTGCTCGGATGTCGAGCATCTGCTGTGGCGTTGTGAACGCGCTCCCGAGGCCAAGGTATCCTTCTGGGGAAAGCGACATCCGAACCGTTGCGCTTGCCCCACCATTGTCTGTCACCGCGAAGTTAAGGCGCGAGGGGATAGAGTTCGTGGCAACAGTTCCGGCTACCTGCGCAGAAATAAGCGCGCCCACATTGAAAGTTGGGGAAGCGTCATTGTCTGAGCCGTTGAACTGAATAATCCCAAGATTGTCGCCTGAGGTTACCGTGCTAAGCGTGCCGATAGTTCCGCTCTTGCTCTTGTTAAATACCAAAGAGCTTGAGAAGGAGGCGTTGTTTGCCCAACTAAAAACCCCAAGCGAACTGTTACCGGCGGTGTTACCTTGGATTTGATTTGCTGAAGTTGCGGCAGTCGTGATTACCTTGCTTGCAACTGCGGTCGTGTATCCCTGAATTAACTGGCCAGAGCTGTTGACGATAAACGGGGAAGTGTCAGGGTTGGTAGTGTCCTCAATCTCCAGCGAGTTACCCGTGCCAAGCTGCGTGACGCGAAACGCTGCATTGGTGTTGTCGGTGACCGAGATAACGCGAACGGCGGTCACGTTCATGAGCTGGAACTGGGTCCCGTCGTAGACCACCGTATACATGAGGCCAGAGACGATTTCTCCGCCTACCAAGGCCGCCCCATTGAACTGAACAGCCTTAGCCCCCAGCGCGCTTACGTTAAGGGTAACGGCCCCCGTGTTCGTTCCACCCGCCTTGAACGTGTACAGGTCACCCTGGGCATACGCCGTCACCGTCCTGCTTGCGGTCAGCGTAATCGTGTTAGTGCCTGCCGAGGTATTTACCCCGTCAGTATCAGAGCGATATCGACTAACAGCCGCCATGACCTCTCGGGCAGCATCGTTGACAGTCGAGGGCGCCATGCCCTCCGGGAATCCGTTAGGCGGAGCTGCGTTGTTCGAGGCGGCAGTGTTCGACCAGGTCTG